TCAAATTACAACAATTTGCCATTCTTTGCCACGGTCATCATTGTAATTATTTGTCATTTGTTGCGACTTATGTCCTAGTAATTTTTGAGTACCTATACCTTGATCTCGATACAATCTTTCAGATAGCGATCTTTGCTCATGGAACGAAGGTGCTGTTCCTTTTTTCCATTCAAATCCGCACTTATCTCTAGTGTTCTTAAATGCTGCTGTCAGTGTTGTTGGAGTGACTTTGTCACCTCTACTAGCCCTACCTGTTGCGTGCTTGTGATGAACCAGATAAGGGCTAACAACAAGATCGCGGCACATAGAGACAACGTCACCAAGAGTCATGCCAACAGCTTCACATTTTAGGGATAATGGGATAGCAAGTTTTGAGCCCGTTTTTTCTTGCTCAATGTGAAGCATTCCATCCCATATATCAGCAAATTTCATTCTAGTTATGTCACCAAGGCGCTGGCCTGTGGTTAGTGCTAGAAGCATCCCACACTGTAAATAGTGGGAGTGATTACTTGCCTGTGTGTAGATTTTTTTCCATTCATCAATCGAAAGTCTTTCTCGTTTAACCTTGTTTCGCGGTTGCTTAGTTGCCAGTGCGGGGTTATAGCCTGGCTCAACATGCCCAGCATGCTGAGCTTCTTTATAAACATCAATGAGCACTACACGAACAACTTGAGCCATGCGATTATGCCCAAGGGCTTTTACTTCATCAGTAATTCGGGATATCTCTAGAGCTGTAACATCTTTAAGCGAGAACATTCCGCAGTGTTGCTTAAATAAGTTTAGAGGCTTAATTTTTTGTTTATATGAATTCGGCTTTAATTCACCAAGATCTACACGCTCTTGCTGTATTTCTAAATATTTATCTATCCAGTTAGAAACGTTAATTCCAATTTTTTTATTTTTAATAGTTGATAGACGATCATTAATACTAAGAATTTGTTTAGTTTGCTGCTCTGCAATAATAGTATTAGCTTGTGAGGCGACTAATGCGGCTTCCTCGGCATCCGTGCCAAGACTGTGAAACGTTCCAGTAAGCGGGTGCTTATACTGCCAATATGTTTTGCCGTTTCGCTTATCTAATTTTCGATATAGATTTGGAACCGTAATATTATGAGTGCGCGGTCTCGCTGCCATTTGATAGTATCCTTAATAATTTATCATTTGAACCACTTGGCAATTGCGGTTTTGATATAATTCCAACCCAGCGAGAATCACGATCTACCATCCATTTCTTACCGACCTTTTGCGCCGGTGGTACCATCATGTTAGCTTTTGCGTACTTCAACAACGCTTGCTTGCTGGGCGCATCCTCACCGAATTCCAATCTTGCCCACGCCTCTAGAGACACCATTCTAGACATAATTACCCCCACATCTGCCGCATACAGATTTAAACGTTAAACTTCATCAGCAATAGGTTTAATTAAATGCTGGTGGATAATAGACACATACTTAGCTTGATGAATTGCATCAGCTAACGCATTGTGTTGCTCACCTTCAAATTCGAGCGTACGCTTAGGATCTATACTGGCACTGCGACCAAGTTCTACAATGGTGCGAACATCACGGTTATTATAAAATTTCCAGAATGGCTCTAAATCACATACGTTATAGGCATTAGCTAAAACAACATTATCAAAGTCGCTACCATTACCCCAGACGCAAACTTTATTTGTTAAATGATCTCTAGCGAACATAGATAAAAGAGTAAGTGCATACTTGATAGGTTCAGCACGTTCATCAACAATAGCGGCTCTTGCTTCACTACTTTGTTTCATCCACCACAGCACTGTATCGGCATCAATATGAAGCCCAACTCGTTCACAGCTTGTTAAATCAACCGTGCGATAGAAAGTAGGACCAATCTCACCAGTTGATGGTTCAAAGGCCACTGCACCAATAGAAACAATAGCGGCATTACCTTTGTTGCTCATCGTTTCTAGATCTACCATTAAGTGTTTATATCGCATTGAATTTCACCTTAAAAGTTTAGCCACAGGCATTCGGTACGCTTTACTGACCCAGCGTGGCCGTTTGCTGCTGTTGTCTTTGTTTCTTTTCGCCAGCTCGAGAGTTGGCCGTTATATAGATCGTTATCATAACCACAAATAATAACTTTTCCTGAAAGCTGGCCAGCGACAGTGATTAATTGCTGGTGGCCCCATTCATCCATTTCGTGTCGATATGTTTCGCTTCTCATACTCCTTGTTTCATGTAAATAGGGTGGATCGATAAAATGCAAGGTACTGGTGGTATCATGGTCTTTCATGCACTGAACAGCGTCACGATTTTCAATTAATACCCCTTGTAATCTATCTACTACAGCGAGTAGGTTTTCTGGTGCCCGTGTCCATATTTTTTGTGCTGTTGCTGAATTACGTTTAGTGTCTAATCTAAAACCAGTTTTACCTTTCGTTGCACCGGCACTACCAAAACCCATAGTGGCACGCACAATTGTTTTTCGTGCTCGTTCAATAGGGCATTCCGAGACATCATAAGCACAATTAAATTCAGTGCGCGAGTAAGGCGTTAATAAGCAAGCGTCGATAAGCTTCTCAGCCCGGTCTTTATCACGTAGAACGCGAAACAGGTTTACTACTTCATCATCTAAATCGTTGTAAACTTCAGCTTCTGAGCGAGACTTACGCAAAAGAACTGATGCAGCACCACCAAACGGCTCAACATAACAACGATGATCAGGAAAGTGACTAATCACCCAAGGGGCAAGTCGAAACTTACCACCGTGATACCTGATTACTGGATGTTTGATGGGCATGAGGTCACCTAAATAATAATTCTGTAAACTGAATTAACTGTTTGTATATAGCCATCAGTTAAATAAGTATCGATGTTGATAACTCGCGATGTTTGAATAGGGTCACCATCTTGAAAGCGTTTTTTCTTATCTGAATAAATATCACCCCATGCACATTCACCGCGAATTGTGCTTAGCCTTATATCTGCATCGAATTTAGGTATCGTTCCTGTTATCTGATTATAGCGATAAATAAACATTGCTCTTGCCTGTATAGGTGACAATGGGCTAACTGTAATTAAATCAGTTGCCGGAATGCCGTCTAAAATTGGCCAGTAGTTATCACCGTCAACTTCTAAATCTCGACGTTCCGTTGCAAGCATTGTTAAATCAGCATAATGAACAACATCACTTAAATTTATTGGTAAAATCCACTTGTAAGTTATTACCTGTTGTACTCTGCGTTCAATTTTTTTGTATTCAGGTAACAGCGCTTTTAATGGGCTAGGTAAGTCTTTGCAATAGGCCTCTGATGCATCGTGCAGCAATGCCTCCAATTCATATTCAGGTGGTACAATTTGACTCACATAAACAGAATGCTGAGCGACAGAATAAAAAGAATCAATTTGCCCGGCAAAGCGACATTCATTAGATAAACCCTGAGCAATATCTTCAATACAAATATCATCCGCACTGATATTAATATAAGCGAAATGCTTTCCGGTATAAGTTGATATATATGACATAATTAACACTCCACACAAGTTTTCATTTAATAGTTAGAAATTTATTAATAGAGCTAATTGCGACTTTATTGTTTTTGTATTTGTTAATTCCCCACTGAATAGCGAAGCAAGCCCATAAATAATGATGAGAATAATCTTTTCGAATCAAGTCCCAAGTTTCCTCAAAAGGTGAGTATTCAAAGTCACCATTAGAAATATTTTGAATTGCTTCAATAATTGACCATTCGCTGTCGGTATTATTAAGAAGCTCTTTTAATTCACTCCGGTGATGTTTATATTCACGTTGGTATTCGTCTATTTCTTCTTGCGTGTAGCCGTCATCATCTGTTTTTTTATTATCTTCAACCCAATAGTTGAAGTGTTTTTTAATAGTCTCTTCTGTTTCTTCTTGGGAATATTCTTTAGCTGTATCCCTACCACCACCTGCACCATGTTGCAGTTTTTCAGCCCAATATCCGGTGTTGATATCATCACCACTAAAAAAATCGAACATATCGTGTAATCGGCTAAATACCCACGTACCCATATCACCGGAAAAAACTAAGTAACCGGGGTAAGTAACTAAGTCAAAATAATAAACATTTGTTTTGGGTTGTTTAAATCTAACGTGCCTGTATAAGCCATCTTCATGAATAATGGTCATTTCATGATTTTTAGTTTCATTTTGAAAATGTTTTTTTGCATCATCATAGTTAGACATGATTGGCACTCCATAGCTAAATAGCGCCACCAGTTCAGTGGCGCATAAATTAATTAAGCTGAAAAATTCCCAATGAATGTTTCGATTTGAGTTCCTTCGAATTTTGACGCAAGTAAATCACGAAATTCTTGAGCAATTTGTTCCTGAAGGTTTTCCAGTTGAACAATTCGAAGCACTAGTGCTGGTGTTTCATGGGAAGTTAAAATGCTATAACGAAGTTTGATAGTACGACTCTGCAATTATTCATATGGAGTGCATGTGAATTCAAAAATGGCGGGCATAACATCCTTACTTTTAGCTTCCACATTTTCCATGATTGAACGCTTAGCTGCAAAATCACTATCTTCGTGATCGGAAGATCGACTAGCTTCAATTGTAATGCGGCGAACTGCAGCAACGGCCTTTTTGATATCTAAAATCTCACCGTCAGCATCGAATGCTGTTAAGTAATCTTTCCAATCTTCCAGCCACTCGGCAAGCTCTTTTTTGTCCCTGCTTGCGCCCATTAATGGATAGTACGGCAGCGAAAGGTGATGTTTTTTTCAGGCCAATTACAGCAGAGTTATCCGCGTGACCAGGAGCTGCAATGGTACCGAGGTTAAAGATAGTTTTTGCACTCATATCTTCAGCATCGATAAAGCAACGAACACCATCCGCATCAGAATAACCAATACTATATTTAACAAAATCGCTAATGCTGGTGGTTCTTAATGATCCACGGAAGCGGTAGCGACCCTCTTGATATCTTTCAAGGTTAACAATTTCAAGCCCGTCAGGTTTAGCTACGGCAGGGCAAGGCATATTTTCTACAGCATCTAAACGAACACCTGAAATAGCTAGATCTTTAATTTGGGAAATAGCATCACCATTTAATTGAGACATAAAAGCTCCTACTTATTTAATAAAGTATTTTTAAAGATTGAGATTTAAATAAAAAATAAATTAATTAACTTGTTTTAACTTTCCATCAGGAGCGCCATTAAGTGCAAATAATTGACCCTGATCTTCTTGCATAATCGAAAGCTTTCCACCTTTATTAACGTACATCGGTGTTTCGGTGGTATCTTCTTCTGAGCGCTTTCCACGTGGTGTTGGTGCAGCAAACTTGAGTTTATGTGCGATTAGTACGCGCTTTTCCTCGATTGAATTATTCATTCGGGAAATATCCATTTCAATAATGACCTTCCCCTTGCCACCATTATTAATAACGCCTAATGCAACATCATTTAATACAGCTGAAACTTTATTTTCAAATATACCTGCATCTAATTCGCCTAAAAATTCAGGTACATTAGTTTTTCTATCTTCACTCATGAGTTGATCCTCATATTAAGGTTTATTACTCCACACATAAGACTACTGATAATAATTATGTGAACTGATTAAATATCAGTAGCCTTATCTGTAATGTAAAAAGGGCGGGTCACCAATCAGAACTTTATCATCATCCTCATAATTGAAGACTTAGATCCCCGCCAAAACTATCAACTTACAGTGGCGTTATTCTTTTCAGCTAAAATACGCTGATAAATTTCTTCACGATGAACTTCAATTTCTTTAGGGGCTTCAATGCCAATACGTACTTGATTACCCTTTACACCTAAAACAGTAACAGTAATATCATCACCGATTGTGAGAACTTCACTGACACGACGAGTCAAGATAAGCATATTCCCTCTCAATTACTCCACACGTTAATAAGGTGCCTGAACTAACTTAGCCACATCAGGCGGCTGTGGTATTCTTGGAAGCCCTACACAACCAAGAGAATTTATTAATGTCAGATAATCTAAAAATGACCAAAGAGCAATTTGCACTACATGTTTTTGATAAAACAGTCGACCTATTTAGCTCTTTAAATAATGGCGCTGAAATTGATTTCGCCAACGAAGAGCACAAAAGAGACGAGTTTGATAAAACACATCGCTTTCTAGCTGGTCGATTACGCGACCGATTAGAAGAGCAAGGTATTATTTTAGAAGAACTATACATTCCAGAGCTTTAAGTACTGCTAGTTTATAGTTTGCTGCTGGGCCTATGCCTTTTAGTTGAAATTGATTTTGCATTTCATCAAGTAGGTGCCCAGCAATTTCTAATAACCTTATATTTAAATCATGTGTATTGTTGGACAGTTTAGTTTCTAGCTTTTCATTCATAGTCATCACTTCAACCTATCCAGCCAATTAAGCACTAATGGTTATTTTGCAGCGTTCGGACTGCTCGAAAATTTCATCGTCGAGCTTTTCAATCTTGCGCTGCAGATCAGCTTTGTCTTGTTCAAGTTGAGTCTGCTTGGCTTTTAGTGAATCTAGCGTATTGAACTCCGCGGCTTTTTGAAGGATCCAAGCCTGAGCATCTTCTTGCGACATTGGCACACTAAAAGTAACGATTGGTTCATTTGAATTGAGTTGCATGAGTATCTCCTAAGTTGTCTTGGATATAAATCTAATCCAGCTTAGGAGTGGTGTCAATATAAAATCTAAATAAACTTAGCTTTTAATTATTGAGGGAGGCTAGAGCTCGAATTGAACACCCCTGACCACACCAACTATTTCACAATTACCATTGATTGGAATGTTTGGGTATCTAGGGTTTAAGGGGAAAAGAAATTTATTGGGACCATCAATTACAAGCTTTTTGACTGTAACTTCATTGGATCCTGATAGTCTAGCTACAACGAATTTTCCGTTTACTGGCTCTAATGCTGGGTCGACAATGACGAGAGCGCCCTCGGGTATAGATGGCATTCCAAGCGGGTTCGTCATGGAGTCACCTTTTACTATCAAAGAAAATGCGTTTGGTGAAACCTTTATACTCGTCTCTATATAATCTAAGTCATCATTGAAAATACTTTCTGGCGAATAATCAGTAAATTGGCCTGCCTGAACATATGATAAAACAGGTATTTTTTGGATAGTGGAAATCACTGAGTCCGATGATTTTTCAGGTATTCCATATAAAATATAAGCCTCGGATGTATTGAAGAACTTAGCAAGCTTAATTAAAGCATCACCATTCGGAAGATTTAAATCCCTCTCCCAATACCCTACAGCCACGTCAGATACCCCGCAGTATATACCTAAGTCTTTCTGTGTTGTTTTTGTGATCTTTCTAAGTCTTTTTATTCTTTCGCCAGCGGTTTCCATACTCATTCCCATATAAACAAAAACTAAGTTATCTTATTTTTTATTGACCAATATAAAATTGGATATTAATATCTAAGAACACTTAGATTAGGAGAGACTCATGACAACCACTCAGATTGAAGATTATTTCGGTAATACATTGAAAATTACAGAATTTTTTAAAATAACACCAGAGGCTTTTTATCAATGGAAAAAACGTCCAAACCAATTAATTCCAAAAAATAGAGCTATAGAGGCTGACTATAGAACAAACGGCACACTTAAATTCAATCCCGAGCTTTACCAAAACAATAGCAAATTCAATTAGCAGCGTTAACTACCAGAGTAGAAAAGGAATTGTAGATATGTGCAAACAAACACTAAAAGAAGTTGTGAAAGAAATGTGTAAAGCAATGCCCGGAGGTCGTTCAGCAATGGCAGGTGCGTTGGGTATTTCTGAAACTACGTTTAATAACAAATTGTACGAAAAGAATGGTTGTCGCTTTTTCGAACATGACGAACTAGAAGCAATGGAAGAATTATCAGGTACTACAAAACTGGTGGAATATCACATGGAGCGTCACAGCATGGTACCAGCGACAAAAGTAGAGCCAGAGAATTTGGATGAAGTTGAGTTGTTCGAAATAAAGATGAACTTAGGTGCAATGCAGGGTGCTCTATCAATTCTTATTCATGAAAGCATCTCTGATGGCGTTCTTACTGATGATGAGATTAAAGCAATAGATCGAAAACTAGCAACAGTATTCGGCTATGCGGCTGGTTTTATTGAGTCATTAAAAACTGTCTATGGATTAAAAAATGATGATTAACGCTAGAAAGAGTGACGCCCCAGATATGCGGTCCGAGGCGTCGATTGCTAATAACAACTTGTGTGGAGTAACTAGCATGAGCAGTTTAAACCAAATCAGTGAAAGAAAGCAATTTAAGTGCATATCTCTTTCAAAGAATGGCCCGTTTCAATATGTAGAAATCATAACGTCAGCTGATGATCAGGGCAACTACCAGACAAAACGCAAATTGGTAGATATTGCAGATTTAAAAAGCGACTGGGCTCATTTTTACTTCAATAGCAAAGGCGAGGCTCATGTCCAATGAAAAGCATAAGAACCTTTACCGTTATTTTAGAGATAAGCGCGGTCGTATCGTCAAAGTTGTTGAGTGGGATAGGCAAAAGCAGCGAGTTATTTTCATGCTCGATGACTATGAGCATCCATGCTTTGTGCCGCTCATTGAATTTAAAAAACATTATACAGAAGTTAAGTAGGTAGCAACATGAGTGTAAAACTATCAAGTTACGTCTGGGATGGCTGCGCGAGTGCGGGTTTGAAGATAACCTCGGTTGCTATTATGGCTCGCCTTGCTGACTTCTCAAATGATGAGGGTATATGCTGGCCATCGGTACCGACAATTGCCCGCCAGATTGGCGCAGGGGAAAGCACGGTGCGTACCGCTATCAAAAGCTTGGAGAAAGCTGGCTGGTTATCAAGCGAAAAACGCCGTAAAGGTAACCGTAATGCGAGCAATATCTATCAATTAAATGTTGATAAATTGGCTTCGGCGGCAATGGCTGCACTTTCTCAACCACCAGCTTTTGATACGTCAAATCCTGACGCATCAAATTCTGTTGCATCAAAATCTGTTCCGTCAGAATCAAGCAAAAATAACCGTTTTGACCCGCCAGAATCTGGGGGCGATCCGTCAGTAACTTCAAAACAAGATCCATCAGTAACTAACTCTTCGTCGCAGAATTCTAACGAATCCAGCGACCAGCCTAAAATTGATTTTTTAAATCGTTATCCAGAGGCTGTGATTTACAGCACTAACTTCCAGAAATGGGGATCTGCAAATGACCTTAAGTGCGCTCAGTGGATATTTAATCGCAAGTGTGAAGTGTTCCAAGAGTTAGGGCTGAAAGCACCGAAAGAACCTAATTTCACTGAATGGGCTAACGATGTTCGCTTGATGAGTGAAATTGACGGCCATTCCCACAAAGAAATTTGCCAGTTCTACAAGCGCGTCAGTCAAGACGAGTTTTGGAAAAAGAATGTTCAGTGCCCAAAAACACTGCGCAGCCAGTGGGATGATCTAACCCTGCGTTTGGCTGGTGAGCAAAAGGTTAGTGTTGATGCTGTTGCGCGTGACGAGGCGTTCACTCGCATTATCGGCTCACGCTCAAAACCACAAACTCGCATTGAAGAGATTGCTGCCGAGATAGCGGGTAAATCAGGCATTCGCCGTATGAGTGAGTTTTTAGGTCGTAAGGCATGGAACGGAATCTGGCAGCAAGCGACAGAACAAGCAGCGAAAGAGGTGGCAGCATGATGAATAATTACGTCAAGCGACTCAATGAGCTCAAATCTAAGCCAGCTCACAGTCTAAAAGAGGTTGGGGATCAGTGGCAAACTCCAGAAGATATTTATTGGGGTATTAATTCACTTTTTGGTCCATTCACGATTGATTTATTCACTGATGGCGATAACAGCAAGTGCCCGCATTTCTACACTGCAGAAGATAATGCACTGACACAAGATTGGTCAGAGAAGCTAAAAGAAATTGACGGTGCTGCTTTTGGTAATCCTCCTTATTCCCGTTCTTCATATCATGAAAAACAAGTCGTAACAGGCGTTGGTCATATCATGGCTCACGCTTCAGCTATGCGTGAAAAGGGTGGTCGTTATGTATTTTTATTAAAAGTAGCGACAAGTGAAAGCTGGTGGCCAGAAGAAGCGGATCATGTTTGCTTTATTCGTGGCCGTATTGGTTTTGACGTTCCCAAATGGTTTAACCCTACAGATGAAAAACAAAAACCAACCGGCGCATTTTTTGCCGGTGCAATTGTTGTATTCGATAAGGCATGGAAGGGCGATAAAACTGGTTACGTTCAGCGTGAAGAATTAGAGCGTATAGGGAAGTTATTCATTGAGCAAGCTAAGTGGTTAGCTAAAAAGATGGGGGATGCAGCGTGAAACCATTACATATCCGTATCGTTGAAGACTTCAAGCCCGGCAAAGAGTTAACAACAAAGAATATTAGAGAAATCTACGCTGCCTCGCTAGACCAAGCAAAAACCGCAATCGATTTTCTGAAACGAATTGATGCAATCAGAGCTACAGGGCGTAAAGACGCGCATTTCATTATTTATGCAGTACAAAAAAATGCCTATGAAAAAACGGTTAAAGAAGAAAAACGCTGTGAAGAATTTAGGCACGGAAAGAATAAAAGAGGTCAGTACGGTGTAAAGGAATTAGCTAAGACTCATAACCCACTGATTTTGAAGTTTGATGAATTACTAGCAGGGGCAAGACTATGAATTACTTCAAGCAATCTTGGCTATTGTTTATCGTCACATTAATGTTTAGCTGGGCTGCTGTAAGTTTTGAGTTGATCTACTTGCCCGTTAGTTTTCTAGTGACCTCATTCATGGTTTATATAATTGTTCCTATCGCTATTTGCATCTGTATACCCAAGCTACTCAAGAAAAAATCGGGAGGCAATCGTGGATGAAATCCATCAATGCAAGTGTGGTAGCGAAGATCTACACATTCAAACCCTTGAGTATAGGACTTGGTTTTACGTTTATTGTCATAGCTGTGGAGCGAAGGGCCCTGCAGTAAATGATAAGCCAGAAGCCGTGAAAATATGGAATCAGGTGGTATCAAATGGGTAATTCTATTTCTTTAGTACTGCCATTCCCTCCTAGCGTCAATGCTTGCTGGCGGACTGTTCGCGGTACGATGATTATCAGTGAAAAGGGTCGCAGGTTCCGTGCTAATGCAATAGCTGCTGTTTATGAGCAATTACGAAGAAGACCTATAGCAATTACTGAAAACGTATCAGTAGTCGTAAAAATGTACCCACCCACAAATCACAGAAGGGATATCGATAATTATTTAAAAGCGCCATTTGATGCCCTGACATATGCAAATGTTTGGAAAGATGATGATCAGGTTAAGCGTGCAGATATCGAGTGGTGCGAAGTCGTAAAGGGCGGTCGGTTCGAAATAACGATTAGCTTACTTAAAAACGCAAATGCGGTTGCGTAAAATGTGGAGAAATAGCATGAACCAATTAATGATTGATGGCGTAAGTGTAAGACAGGATTTTAACGGTCGTTTTTGTTTGAATGATCTTCATCGCGTATCTGGTGGAGAAGACAAACATAAACCGTCGAATTTCCTACGAATTGAAACTACAAAAGATTTGTGTGCGGAAATTGACCGATGCTCAGATGTGAGCATCGCTTCAGTAGAGGTAATTAAAGGCGGTACTGAGCAAGGAACATATGTTCTACGTGAAATTGTTTATGCATACGCAATGTGGATCAGTCCGTTATTTAGCCTAAAAGTTATTCGTACTTTCGATACCGTCGTTCAGCAACGAAACCAAGCCCAGCTAAGCGATAAGGTTCAAGCCGGTACCATTTTGCTTGAATCGATGGCTAAAACCCTTAATTTATCTAATTCATCCAAGCTTGGTGGCTATCAAAAGCTCCAACAAATGGCTGGCTTACCTAATTTATCACCGAGTTATGCTATCGATGCACCTGTTTATGCACCGGATGGCTCTAGCCGCACTACGCACTCACTAACTGAGTTAATCCGTAAAAATACTCTCAACATTACCGCACAAGCAGCTTATAAGCGTTTGGCTGAATTAGGGCTGGTGGAAAGAAAATCACGCCCAAGCACCAAAGGAGTCGATAAAACCAAGCATTATTGGTCAATTACTTCCAAGGGGCTTATCTACGGCAAAAACATGACGAGCCCTAATAACCCACGTGAAACACAACCGCACTTCTTTGAAAGCAAAAGCACTGATCTCATCAAATTAATGATGATAGGGCAGGCAGCATGAACAATCAGTGGATATTAACCCCAATTCCCATACCTGAAGCTGGTGTTGTTATGTTTAAGCCTGGTGCTCAACTAAACACATTCAATGAGCGAATGTTACTGATGCCTGTACCTGAGGAGTTAAAAAATAGACCTTCAGGTTTAATCTCTCATTCTCAGCAATACCTCAGCGACGCGCTCAATGATATTGAAGTATTAAAGCCGGTATTGGATTTAACTATTGATCCCGAGCCACCAGCCAGCTTTATGAAAAAGCCAAAACTTAAGCGCTGGGAAAGTGTGAAGTATTTGCAGTGGGTTAAATCACAGCCGTGTTGTGTCTGTAATGCTATTGCTGACGATGCTCATCATATTATCGGTCATGGTCAGGGCGGTATTGGCACTAAAGCGCATGACTTGTTCACTATTCCTCTTTGCAGAATTCACCACAGCGAGTTGCATAAGGATCCGAAGGAATGGGAAAGGGAGCATGGAAGCCAAATAGTGTTTTTGTTTAAATTTCTAGACCGTTCAATGGGTCTGGGTGTTTTCGGTTAATGCGTTGTGCGGAACGCTAAAGAGGTATCAAGTGATTTATCCATTAACAACAGGTAAAAGCGAAGAGCATTTAAAATTGCGTACATTGGAAAGTGTGTGGATCCGTGGGCGTTTAACTATGTGGGGACGATGGGCGGCATTTAGTCAGAATCCTAGTGCTGCTGGCATGTTTAATCAGTTGCTAGAAGAGCCAACTATTACAAAAAAAGCCCTTAAAGAAGCAATGAAAAGAATGCGTAACTCTGGGCTATCAAAAGAAACGCTATTAATGTTTTTGGAAGAATTCAAGGATAAAAAAACACTTAGTAGTATGTGGTTCTGTTCTGATGTTGAGGGCGGTAAAATGGATAAAGTCATTTGTGAGGTTATGAATGCCGATGCTGGCTTGTTGGATATTCTTAAGCAGCATTATGTTTATAAAAAATCTAAGCATGAAATTGCATTAGAACTTTGCAATAGGGATGGGCGTTACTGCCTACGTACCTATCAAGATAGAATTACGGCCTGGTTGAGTGTTGCCGAGTTTATGCTATATAGGCCGATGTGTGACGAATTCGGTCATAAATATCATTACGGTGAATAAAGCTTGACTATTTTGCCGATGAAGTTATAGTTTTCGTATATGCTGCTCGGAGTTACACGTAAAGCAGAGAAAAAATTCAAGACCTCGCAATGCGGGGTTTTTTTATGCCTGAAATAAACATAAGACTTGCTGTTACGATTGGTCAGAGTTACATGTGTAGTTATGCACAATAACTGACCAAAGGTTTGAAATTATCATGCGAAAACATGTAGATATGACAGAAAAAGCAAGGCTTGTTTTTGATGCGGTTCCACTAGATGTGGCCGTTACAACAGGCGAGGTTTCTCAGTTCACCGAATTAACAAACCCCTGCTGCCAGTTAATACTGACACAACTTGCAATGGCGGGGTTAATCAAAGAAAACATCAAAGAAAGAACATATCAAAATATCTAGCACTGTGAAAATGGGCGGCTGGTGGGTGTTGGTAGCACCTTACCAGCCATTCGCCCGTTCAGAAACGGATCACGGACAAACTAAAGCCCACTGCTTATGTGCACAAAGCGAAGTGAGCTTATCAAAAAAGGTTCTCCTGATCTATGAAAAGCACTGTAAATTTAAACAGTATCAATTTAGTCGATGACGACTCACTTAACTACATAAAGACACTTCCCGATAATTGCATTGACCTAATCGCAACCGACCCGCCTTATTTTCAGGTTAAGTCATGTAATTGGGATAATCAGTGGGAAAATGTCACTTCATATTTATCTTGGCTTGATGAAATGCTTGCTGAATTTTGGCGTGTTCTAAAGCCAAACGGCAGCTTATATATGTTTTGTGGTTCAAAGCTGGCGACTGATACGGAATTATTAGTTCGTGAACGGTTTAACGTTTTAAACCATATAATTTGGGCTAAACCATCAGGACCATGGCGGCGGGCGTGTAAAGCTGACTTACGTAGTTTCTTTCCAAGCACAGAACGGATCCTATTCGCTGAACATTACCAAGGCCCATACAAAGGGAAGGGTAGCGAATACTTGCAGCAATGCCGTGAACTTAAAGAAAACGTGCTTAAGCCACTAATCGAATATTTCAAACAAGCACGGGATTCGTTAGGGATAACAGCAAAAGAGATCCAAGCCGCGACAGGTAAGCAAATGGCTTCTCATTGGTTTGGCTACAGTCAGTGGCAGCTACCAAGTGAACCGGATTATTTGAAGCTTCAGGATTTATTCAAGCGTGTTGCTGAGGAAAAATTAAGTAAAAATCCGTTAGATCGTGAACACGCTGAACTGGTGATGCAGCAAGCAACATTAAGGCGTGAATATCATGAATTAGCTGAACAATATCAATTATTACGTCGCCCTTTTACTGTGACCGTTGATGTTCCTTATACAGATGTGTGGGTATATCCACCGGTGCAATATTACCCCGGCAAGCATCCATGTGAAAAACCTGCTGAGATGATGGAGCACATTATCAATAGTAGCAGTCGTGAAGGTGATGTTGTTGCTGATTTCTTCATGGGGTCTGGCGCAACAATAAAAGCCGCATTAAAGCTTAACCGGCGCGTGATAGGTATTGAGTTAGAAACTGAACGGTTTGAGCAAACTAAGTTAGAGATAGATCAGAGTAAATAGTCACCTAGTTTATAGAATGAAATCTCACAACTTGTACGTTTATTTTGCTTTTTGGTTATTAATTGCGTCTAAATTAGATGAGATATGTTATAGTGATCTTGGTCACAATACCGCGTTGCCATAACGGCAAATCTTGCACCTGCGGGTTTTTATCTAAACAATAGATGCGGTATCCAAGTGGAATTGCTTCCTCACGGATCGCTTATGAACTTACAATCTCTTTGCCATAGAGTGGCATTTTTTCTACGAAGTGCATTTGTTGTGATTGAGATGGTTTTGATATTGCTCATTGTGAGTTTTGCTGCCCTTGACTGGCTTCTGCATTAGCAAATAAACTGATTCCGCCATTAACTCAATTGGAAGAGTATTTAGTCATAGTTAGACTAAAAATCGGGGTTCGATGCCTCGATGGCGGACCAAATATTTATAGAGCCTCACTTCGATGAGGCTTTTTGCGTTTCAACTCTCCGGAAATTCCGGATAGTTCACATGCTCGGTTATTCCGAACAACTTATTCAAGAGGTCGCCTAGTGCGGCTTTTTTCATTATGAAGAATACCAAGGCTGATTGGCTAACTCGCATGTGTTATCTGTACTTATCAGGATAGAAGCACAGACGCCATGGGGAACCTGAACGCATACACTCTCAGAGTATGCCTCCACAACACCTATAATCGTCTTATCGTTTCGATAATGTTTAATTAATGAATTGAACTTACAGATCTCTATTAGTCTAAAACCTCACATAAATATGTAATATGAGGTATGCAATGAGGCTGTTGATAATAGTTTTTACGGTAATGCTTTCTGCTTGCGCATCTTCTGGACAGGATTTAAGCAAGGAAAAATCTAAAGATGATCCCTATGCTGATAGTACGTTAAGCAGTATTAAGGCTAGTCAGAAAGTGCAAATAGACCAGAAAGTATTTAAAAGAGGGTATTAATTCAGCAATTCAGAATTATTCCAAAGGCTGCGCATCGCGTAGCTTTTTTATTTAAAAGATGTCGTTATGAGCAATAAGAATGAAGGTGAGTTTTCAGGTGTTATTGTAGCCAGTGGCAGCTACCAAGCGAAACGGATTACCTGAAACTTCAAGAACTGTTTAAGCGCGTCGCTGAGGAAAAGCTAAGCCATAACCCGTTAGATCGTGAGCATGCTGATCTAGCGAGTGAACAAGGTACTTTGGGGCGCAAATATCATGAATTAGCGGAACAATACCAATTGTTACGACGTCCTTTCTCTGTGACCGTTGATGTTCCTTATACAGATGTGTGGGTATATCCACCAGTACAGTATTACCCCGGCAAGCATCCTTGTGAAAAACCCTCGGTGATGATGGAACATATTATCAATAGTAGCAGTCGAGAGGGTGACGTTGTTGCTGATTTCTTTATGGGTTCTGGTGCCACAATAAAAGCAGCGCTAAAACTTAATCGTCGGGTTATTGGTGTTGAGCTTGAAGCTGAACGGTTTGAGCAAACAAAGCAGGACATTGGTTGTGCTTTCTTTATACAATGATTAATAATTATAGATATTTATTATGAGAGGTCGTTAAATGAGGCATGATAAAAAGCCATTGTACAGAAAACAAAATACAACAACCCGAATACATCCCTGCGATCATAATTCTGGAGGGGAATATCGGTGGGATAGATCTAAAAACAAAAAAATTGATGAGTTATCTTCAACACGCTTATCGATGAAAGGAAAAATAAATAGAGGTTATGATTACACCCCATTATTTCGTTTTTTACTAAGTAAAGTTGGTTTTTTATGGAATGATGTTTTTAGTGAAGCAGTTAATCGACTTGATAAATCAGAACCAATATTTTGGATGGTTTCATTGGAACGTTTTGAGGATCGTGAATACATTCGTCTTGGGGAAAGCTCTTATTACTCACAATTGTATATCGATGAAGGTGGCTATTTACAGAAGGTAAATCCTCTATTTGAGAAAGAGGATTTACCTGTATTTTGTGATTGTTGTACATATACGTTTAACGGTGAAATAGTTGAGTGACTGGCTAATATTGTTTTAATTAAGATATTCCGGAATGGTGATTGCTTGTGTCAATGTTATTGAATGATGATTATTGCCAATAAATAAAGTTATAAATTAACTCCAAGGGCTACGCATTGCGTGACCCTTTTCATATATAGCCATCAGCCATCGAAAATAACACTCATGTATTTTAATTACTGCAATGATTTTGTGGTGGCTTTCTATTAACTAAATTCCTCCGCTAGGGGGTGAGATATGCGTATGTCAGACAACTCAAGCCTCTATGCAAAAGCGGTAGGAATAAGCACAGCGGCTGCTGGACTTTTCACTTTAGAAGAGTGGGCGATCATCATTGGTATTATTTGTACGGTTGGAACGTTCTTTGTTAATTGGCATTACAAACGCAAAGATTTCAAATTAAGAGAGAGGGCTAACAGTGGCAAAGATATCTAATAAAATAAAAATGGCCGCTGCTGGTGGTGGGTTGATGGCCTTAACTGTTGCGATGGTCACTGATTTCGAAGGATATGAATCTAAGCCTTATCGTGATGTAGTTGGAGTTCTTACCGTATGTTATGGGCACACAGGCTCTGACATTATTTCCACAAAAACCTATACAAAAGCCGAGTGTGATGCGCTGTTAGAGAAAGATTTAGCAATCGTCGCTAAAGCCGTAAATCCCTTAATTAAAGTGAATATCCCCGATTACACCAGGGCGGCACTTTATTCATTCACTTATAACGTAGGAACAGGCGATTTTTCGCGTTCTACACTACTTAAAAAACTCAATGCCGGTGATCAAGTTGGCGCATGTAATGAACTTAAACGCTGGATATATGCAGGGGGCAAACCGTGGAAAGGGTTAATGACAAGACGAGAGGTAGAAGAGGCAGTATGCCTTGGCAAGCTCGCTTATTTATATTCGCTTTCATTATCGGAATCCCCGTCTACTTGGCATCTGGCGTATATGTACTCAGAGACGATACCTGCAGTACTGACAAGGTAAGCTTAGAAAAGCGCTGCCAAAGTGCGGTCAATTATAATAAAGCACGACAGGTTAACTTATGAAAATAGATAATTCATTCTGGCTGCTTATTATGGTTATAGGGATGGGCTGGTGGGCTACAACACTCTATGACTGCAATATTTTAGTAAAGAAAGACAATGAGCGGCTAACAAATGAGGCTGCTGCAAGTCAATTCGTACTATCCACTGTTTTACAACTCTCGGTAACGTTTAATGAAATCTCACGAAATAATCTCAGAGAACGGGATAGGACAGCCGTGGATTCTGAAAAGGTTAAAACCATTATCAAAACTGTTCTTGTGGATAATGAGTGCGCTCCCGTTATTGCTCCTGGTGATGCTACTATCGAGTTGCACAAGCACGCGGAAAGAATACGTTCAAACGCCATCAATACCCATACCAGCACACTTACTCAATGATTGCTTACCTGAATACATCCCTCCGAAATTAACATGGGGTGATTCGCTATTACTCAATGAGTCACTATTAACAGTGATTGAGCAATGCAACTTAGATAAGAAAGCTATTCGAAAGATTGAAGCGGCTAGAAGCAATCCAAGATGATATTAGAAATGAGTGTTTAATGTGAAAAATATCGAATAATAAACAACTAGTTTAATCACCGCGTTTCATCGAGTTTTCACATTTTTTTTGTAGCTCATTTTGTGCATGTTGTGGCATTGGCGCTGTAAGCATTGCCCTATATTCCATGCATTCAGCTGTTTGTTCTGTGTGGTCAATTGATGAGCATCCTTGTAACGTAAAGTAAAATAGTAGATATGCGATATTTTTCATAGGGCATCTTTATAGTTGCTTTAAAACCTCAGTATACATTAATTATTAATAGCCATCAGTTAGCCGCTGGTGGCTTTTTCATTTATGGAGACAGTCATGTCAGATAAAAAAGAAATAGCCGCTCTATCTATAAAGATATCAGTCGATAGCACTGACTTAGATAAGCTGGAAGCACAATTAAAACGCATTGCTGGGTTGATGATTAATGCAGGGTTGAAGGAGCCAGCAAGCGGTGGTTTTGTGAGTGATTCGTTTGGCATTTTCAACCCTAAAGGGTGCTTAGAACCCGTGTTTACAATTTCTTCTGGTGTCACCTTCATAAATGAAGCATACATTGAAAATGCCACACTAGAGAAAGTCGTGTTACAAGCAGCAGAAAAAGGCGCTAGAGAGGGAGCAGAGCAAGCGCGGGCTGAAATAACCACAGGCGTTAACCATAACCACGAACAGCAATCTGCCATTGCTATACTCGAATCTTCCGCTGTTACCGCTCGATTGAGCGAGGCAATATCTTGTGAGGATTCTGAATTCGAAAAGTTTAAGCAACAGGTTGAGTCTGAGTTTAGCCAACTGCAATCTCAAATAGCCAGTATTCAATGCGCATCAGCCGCCAGCGAACAATCAACAGCACAACATATATCAGGTCTACAACGTCAGATTACACAGCTAACCAATGAACTTGAAGAAGCAAGACTGAAAGGTAGCGTCAATGCAATATCTATCATCAGCATAAAGCAAACAATGGAGCAGCAGGAAAAATCGCTGGCTGAATCCATCATGAAGACCATCGTTAGTGATCTGGGTCGTGGTGGTAACTTATCGCGTACGTTATGAAGAAGCTATACGGATACAAATTGATTAATTCTCTGGATAATTCAAAAGGTACTCCCGAGGGGGAGGCCTCTCCACGGGGCGGCGCGCTCGCGGGAAACGGCTCGTTTTCGAATTTTCATGCTGTCAGCAGCAGGTCAAGTAATCTATTGATTTAACTATAAAATATCGATATTGAGGTGACAATTTTGAAAATAAGTTGTCACCTCAATGTGTTATATCTATCTGATAATAAATAAAAATATCAGTTTTCACCTGACAGAGTGAGGTGTCAATGTCCAACATCAGCAATCTGGGGGACGCCTACAACTGGAGCGTAGCTAAGATTGCTGAAGCATTCGGCTTAAATCGCGGAACAGTGAAAAAGCGATTGCTCGATGCAAATACCCCGATAGCAAACATGGTTCGGGGCAACCCCGTTTATGCATTACGGGATATCGGGCCAATTCTTTTTGGTGCCGATCCCAGCGCCAATACCGATGGAATTCAAGACCCATCCGTTATGTTTCCAAAAGACAGAAAAGATTGGTACCAGTCCGAGAATGAAAGAATAAAACTCGAAACAACACTTAAGCAGCTCGTACCCGTTTCTGAGGTTCATCGGGAAATGGCTGTGATCATAAAAGCCATATCGCAAGTTTTAGATACATGGCCCGATAAGCTCGAACGCGATAAGGGCTGGAAAGCCGATCAAATAACGGAAGCTCAAAAAGTTGTCGATGAGTTAAGAGACATACTGGCTTTTGAAGTGCTCGATGCGGAGGATATCGAAGAGTGACAATAAATTACGCTTCAGCCGCAACAGTAAGAAAAGACGTATCTGCATTATTGAAAGCGCCTCGCAGGATGCCAATAGCTCAAGCGGTTAAAAAATATATGCGTGTCCCCATGGGTGAGGGCTCATCTATTCCGTGGGAAGATACACTAACCCCCTACATTATTGAGCCAATGAATTGCCTTTCTGATCGCCGTTATGATGCGGTTATTTTTGTTGGTCCTGCTCGAACTGGCAAATCACTGGGTTTGATTGATGGTTGGATTGTGTATGTGATTGTTTGTGATCCTTCTGACTTTCTGCTTATTCAAATGACTGAAGAGAAAGCGCGTGAACATTCTAAAAAACGATTGGATAGAACGTTTAGATCGAGTCGTGAAGTCGCTAAACGCCTCAGTCCACACCGCAATGATAACAACGTGCACGATAAAACATTTAAAGCCGGCAATTATTTAAAAATTGGTTGGCCATCCATCAATATCATGTCTTCTTCTGACTATCGCTATGTAGCACTAACGGATTATGACCGCTTCCCAGAAGATGTGGACGGGGAAGGGGATGCATTTACGTTGGCATCAAAGCGAACGACAACCTTTATGTCAGCGGGTAAAACACTGGTTGAAAGCTCGCCTGGTCGTGAAATTACAGATAGCAAATGGAGGCGAACTACGGCGCATGAGGCTCCACCAACAACAGGCATTTTGTCACTTTATAACCGAGGTGATCGCCGTCGTTGGTACTGGCCATGTCCGCATTGTGATGAATACTTTTTGCCCGTCCGTGAAAATATGGTCGGATTTAGTGAAGGTGATGATCCAGCAAAAGGCAGCAAGGCGGCAAGACTACAGTGCCCTTATTGCATGGGGATTGTTGAACCGGAACAAAAACGCGAGCTAAATAATAAAGGCGTTTGGCTCAAAGAAGGACAATCCATCGAGAGCAGAGGGAGTATTTCAGGGCAACCGCGAGAGTCTCGAATTGCGTCGTTTTGGATGGAAGGACCAGCCGCAGCGTATCAAACATGGGAAAAATTAGTTTATAACTTACTCAACGCTGAGCAAGAGTATGAGCGTACGGGCAGTGAGGAAACCTTAAAATCTGTTATTAATACCGACTGGGGACAGCCTTATTTACCAAAAATTAACCAAGAGCAGCGAAGCGGTGATGATCTAAAAGTTCGCGCCGAAGTTTGGAGTTATGGCTTTGTGCCGGAAGGTGTGCGGTTTCTCGTTGCCACTGTTGACGTTCAAGGGGGTAAAAAGCGCCGCTTTGTGGTTCAGGTGACAGGGTACGGTGCCAAGGGTGAGCGCTGGATAATTGACCGTTTTGATATTACACGCGCCGTTCGTGCCAATGAAGATGGTGAATCACAGCGCATTAATCCTTCCTCATATGCAGAAGATTGGGATGTGCTTATTTCTGATGTGCTTGATAAAACCTATCCACTTCAAGAGCACGAAAATATTGAAATGGGAATTCATTCCATGGCAATTGATACCGGCGGTGAAGAAGGGGTAACGGATAACGCTTATAAATTCTGGCGCAAATGTAAAAAGGATGGCCTTGCTCGTCGTGTCTATTTATTTAAAGGGGACGGTAAAGCAAAAAGTAAACTGATCACCAAATCCTATCCCGACAATACTGATCGCTCAGACAGACGAGCGAAAGCGCGGGGTGATGTGCCCATTTATTTGCTGCAAACCAATGAATTAAAAGACCGTATTTCCGCCCATCTAGGCCGTGAAACAGTGGGGCCGAATTACATTCATTTCCCTGACTGGCTTGATGATTCTTTCTACGATGAATTAACGTACGAAGAACGTGACAGCAACGGAAAATGGTCTAAGCCGGGCAAGGGGGCGAATGAAGCGTTTGACTTAACTGTTTATGCGCATGCATTGGTTATTTTACTCGGGTACGAAAAAATCAAATGGGAGAACCCACCGAAGTGGGCTCAGTTACCGGATATTAATGATGTTCAGTCATCGCGTCCTGTCACTAATCGACCTTCTCCCGTATCTAAACCAAATCAAACACAAACAGAAACACAAGAAACCAAGCCTATCGCAAGTTCGGCATGGGCTCCTGTGTCTTCAACATCTGGGGGATGGGTATGACCCGAGAACAAATTAAAGAAATGATGGATGCTTATCTAAAAGCGGAAATGGAAATACTGCAGGGGAAAAGCGTCACATTTAATGGTCAATCAATGACGATGGAAAACCTCAGTGAAATTCGAAAGGGGCGAGAGCAGTGGGAGCGCCGGTATTCGCAAAGTAACAGTGCTCGTCGAGGTTCACCCGGCTATAAATTGGCGAGGTTTTAATGAATTTTTTGGATAAAGCGATATCGGTTATTGCGCCAACCTGGGGTAGCAGCCGCTTGAAATCGCGATTGCAAATTCAAGCCTATGAAGCGGCTATCCCAACCCGACTTCATAAGGCAAGGCGTGAAAATCGAAATGCCAATCAATTGACACAAATTGGGGGGCAATCGTTGCGTGAGCAAGCGCGGTGGCTGGACAACAATCATGACCTGGTGATTGGCATTCTCGACAAGATGGAAGAGCGTATTGTCGGAGGGAAAGGGATTATTGTTGAGCCTCAACCGCTTTCATTAACCGGTGAAATTCATGCCGATCTGGCGAAACAAATAAGGGGCGCATGGTCTGAGTGGTCAATTAAACCAGAAGTGACAGGCCAATACACCCGTCCCATGCTTGAACGGCTTCTTGTGCGTACATGGTTACGTGATGGTGAAGTATTCGCTCAACTGGTTAAGGGAAACCAAAAGGGGCTGGATAAGCAAGCTAACATTCCCTTTTGGCTTGAGGCACTAGAGCCCGATTTTGTCCCGATTCATTTTGATGATACCGGAAAAGGGATCCGGCAAGGCATTCAGCTTAATGGCTGGGGGCGACCTCAGTCTTATTTTGTTTACAAAAGCTTGTTAACAACAGGTCAGCAAATGGGGGATCTCAAATCCATTCAAGCTGAAAATATGCTGCATCTTAAGTACGTTCGAAGGTTACATCAGTTGCGGGGAAATAGTTTATTTTCAGGCATTTTGATGAGATTGAGCTCGCTAAAAGATTATGAAGATGCTGAGTTAACAGCGGCTCGTATTGCCGCCTCTTTGGGGATGTATATCAAAAAAGGCGACGCCAGCTTATATGATGATACCGAGGGACAGAAAGACCGCAATATCATGATAGAGCCGGGCATCATCTATGATGATTTATTGCCCGGTGAAGAAGTTGGCATGATCAAATCTGACCGCCCGAACCAAAACCTTGAAAATTTTCGAAATGGCCAACTACGAGCAGTAGCGGCTGGTAGTCGGGGGAGTTATTCAAGCATCGCCCGCGATTACAACGGCACTTATAGCTCACAGCGGCAAGAGCTGGTGGAGTCATTTGAAGGTTATTACATCTTACAGGACACATTCTGTGGTTCAGTAAGTCGGCCTATTTACCGCCAATGGTTACAAATGGCGATTGCCGCAGGTGTCATTGATGTTCCGCCAGATACTGATATGAGCTCACTTTATAACGCAACTTACAGTGGCCCTGTTATGCCATGGATTGATCCGCTCAAAGAATCTAATTCATGGGTAGCGCAAATTCGAGGCGGTGCAGCATCCGAAAGCGATTGGGTTAGAGCGGCAGGTCGCAATCCAGCAGAAGTTAAGCGCAGGCGTAAAGCTGAAGTTGACGAAAATGAACGGCTGGGGCTGGTGTATGACACCGATCCGGCAAATGACAAAGGTAACGATAATGCAGATGAAAAAAAACGCATCCAATGCTGCCAAAAAACAGCACGACGATGACGAATAAGCCGCTAATGTCAGCGCCGGAGAAAAACTGGTTTCAAATGAAAGCAACCAGTGAGACTTCAGCCGACATTTATATTTATGACGAAATTGGCATGTGGGGGATCAGTGCCAGACGATTTACCGAAAGTTTAATTGCACTGGGCAATATCAACCACATCAACCTCCACATACATTCACCCGGGGGTGAGGTTTTTGAAGGCATCGCCATTTACAATCAGCTAAAAAATCACAATGCCACTATTACGGTCTATATCGATGGGTTAGCGGCTTCAATGGCGTCAGTCATTGCGATGGTAGGCGATGAGGTCATTATGCCCACCAATGCGATGTTGATGATCCATAAGCCTTGGGGGGTCTCAGCCGGTGATGCTAATGATATGCGTGATTATGCCGACTTGCTGGATAAAGTCGAAAATGTCCTGATCCCTGCATACATGGAAAAAACAGGTAAAACAAAAGAAGAAATTGAAGCCATGCTCGGCGAAGAGACATGGTTAACAGCAGAAGAGTGCGTCGAGCACGGCTTTGCTAACACTATTATTGAGCCAATTAAAGCAATGGCCAGTCTTTCATCTAAACGCATTGAGGAATTTACATCCATGCCTAATTCATTAAAAAATAACTTAAAAAACAGCCTGACCAACCCACTCAATACTGTTGCGCCAGTCGTTGACTCTGCACCACAGCCACAACCAACTAATTTGCAACAACCGGATACGGCAGGCATTCAAGCTCAAGCGCGACAAGCTGAACAAACTCGCATGAATGGCATTAAAAATTTATTTGCCATGTTCGGTGGAAAGCATAGCGACTTGATGGTTGAGTGTATTACCGATATTAATTGCACTATCGAACAAGCCAAAGACAAAGTCTTAGACCTGGTCGCTAAAGATGCAACCCCGACTAATACGGCTAACTATGGCGCTCATATTTATGCAAACAACGGTAATCTTGTGGGCGACAGTGTACGTGCATCATTGATGGCACGAGCTGGATATGATGAAGCTCATGCAGATAACCCTTATAACTGCATGACACTCCGTGAATTGGCGCGCATGTCGTTAACTGATCGCGGAATTCGCGTATCCACTCGAAATTCTATGCAAATGATTGGGATGGCTTTTACGCACACCACATCAGATTACGGTAATATTTTGTTGGATGTGGCGAATAAATCTATTATCCAAGGTTGGAATGAAGCGCCTGAAACCTTTGAGAAATGGACTAAAAAAGGTCATTTGGGCGACTTTAAGCCAGCGACTCGCGTTGGCATGGGGGGATTTGATTCAATTCGTGAAGTACGTGAGGGGGCTGAATATAAATATGTCACCACTGGTGACAAAAAGGCGACGATTGCACTGGCAACCTATGGTGAGTTGTTCAGCATTACCCGACAAGCCATTATCAATGATGACATGTCAATGTTAAAAGATATTCCAATGAAACTCGGTCGCGCTGCAAAAGCAACAATCGGCGATTTAGTTTATGCTATTTTGTTAGAGAACCCAGCATTTAGCGGAGATAACGTTAAAATTTTCAACGATAAACATAAGAACATCACCAGTGGTGGGATGGATGTTGACACTATCAGCGCAGCATGTGAGTTGATGCAAGAGCAAATGGAAGGTGAGCGTGCGCTGAATATTGAGCCAGCCTTTATGTTGGTACCAACGTCATTGGCAACAAGAGCAAAGCAAGTTCTTGGCTCTAGCAGCGTAAAAGGTACTGATGTTAACGCAGGCATTATCAACCCAGTGCAGAATATTGTTGAAATTATCCGTGAATCCCGCCTTTCACGCGGTGTAGATAAAGCAAAACCGACATGGTTTATGACCGCCGCTCAGGGCACTGACACTGTCGAGGTTGCTTATCTTGATGGTGTTGATATTCCTTATATTGATCAAGAGGAAGGCTTTACTTCTGACGGTGTAACAACCAAGGTTCGTATCGATGCAGGTGTTGCGCCAATTGATTATCGCGGCATGGTTCGCGTCGACACGAAATAACTTTACTCCAGATTAACCCCTCGCCCTTATGGGCTTTTTTTATACCTAAAATCCGGCTTTTCGGAGTCGGAAGGAGAATTTAATGGCTAAGAATTATCAACAACAGGGTTTGACTGTTGAAATAACCAACACAACAAAAGACCTAATCAAAAGTGGGTCATTAGTCATGGTCGGAGCTTTGGCTTGTGTTGCGGCAACGGACATTGCCGCAGGTGAAACAGGTGACGGGTTCGCTGATGGCGTGTTTTTGCTCCCCAAAAAAGCGGGAGTTGCTCTCACGGCGGGTCAGGCTGTAACTGCTGAAAAAGGGATTGTCGCGGACAAGGGCGGTGTGGCTGTTGGCGTGACATGGGAAGCTGCAGAAGCTGGCGCTGAGCTTGTGCCGGTAAAACTCAATATCTTTCCAGTAACGCCAGCAGCTGGTGGTTAAGTCATGAGTGCGTTTGAGCGACTTACTGAACGCATGGATGTAGTGACAACACGGCGCATGGGCAAGTCCATTTCTATTAATGATACAGAACATATTGGGGTGGAATCACATTTTCTGCCTGAATTTGGCCCCGTTACGGGGGACGGGCTTTCCTTTGTCATTTTTTCAAGTGGCTACCAACCTCGTAAACGTGATGTTGTTATTGCTGATGGTGAAAAGCATCAGGTTACACGCTTTCAGCGCTTTAACGGCAAGTGGATGATTTTTATCGAGGGTACTGACGATGAAGGGGAAAGATGACGCGATCCGCAACTTGCGCATCATCGTCGATAAAGTGACACCGGTAGCAACGTCTCAGGCTATTAATCGAATTGCAGTAAGAGCGATAAGCCGCAGCGTCAAACAAGTATCTCAAGAAACCAAAATTCAACAGAAAATTATCCGTAAGCGAGTTCGACTTAAACGGGCTAGCGCCAAACAAGGCACAGCGAAAGCTCGGATCACCGTAAACAGAGGTAATTTACCCGCTATTGCTTTGGGTACTGCGCGAGTACAGCTTTCTCGCCGAAAAGGCATTGAGCGTCGACACGGCAGTGTTTTAAAGGTAGGTAAATTCAAGTTCGATAATGCATTCATTCAGCAGCTTAATAACGGTCGCTGGCATGTTTTGCAGCGAGTCGGTAAAAGTCGATATCCCATTGAAGTTGTCAAAATCCCATTAGCAAAACCACTGACTGATGCATTTGAAGAGCACGTTATTCGCGTTCGTGATGCGGATATTGATAAAGAAATGCGTTATGCACTTAACAACCAATTGCGGCTGTATTTCAAGGGGGGGTAATGATTAAGCACACCAAGATCCGAACGTTGGTTATTGAGGGCCTTAAGTCACACATTCCAGATGTCACCACCTACGACGGGCGGCCAGTTAATTTTGATGAGTCAGAGCTACCCGTTATCGCGGTTTATCTTACTGAGCCGCGTCCAATACCTGAATACCTCGATTCAAATCAATGGTCGGCTATTTTGCACATTGAATTATTTCTTAAAGCGGCTAAGTCAGACTCCGTTCTCGACAGCTGGGTAGAGACGAAACTTTATCCAGCCATTAGTCATTTAACTGACCTTGGAGATGTCATTACTGATATGACAACCAAGGGTTACGACTACGATCGCGATGATGAAATGATGCTGTGGGCCTCAGTTGATTTGACTTATCAAATCGAATACGAAATGTAATGTAAGGAATTAAATTATGCCAACAGTACCAAACCCATTAGCACCAACCAAAGGTGCTGGGACCACACTCTGGATTTATACTGGAACCGAAGAAACCATCACCGATCCGTTAAGTGATACGGGATTCACGCGATTAGCGAAAGTGAAAGAGCTCCAGCCGGGCGAGATTACCGCAGCGAGTGAAGACGACAGCTATCTTGATGATCCCAATGGCGATTGGGAAAATACCTCGCAAGGCGAAAAATCATCAGGTGAGGCTAACATTACGCTCGCTTGGAAGCCCGGCGAAGAAGGGCAGAAAGACCTCGTTAAGTGGTTTGATAGCGGTGATACCCGTTTTTATAAAATCGCTTACCCGAACGGTACCGTCGATTTATTTAAGGGCTGGGTGAGCGGTTTAGGAAAAACCATCCCAATTAAAGAAACGATCACGCGCACAGTTAAAATCAAAAATACTGGACGACCTACGCTTGCGGAAGAAATTCCACCGAAGGTCTCCGGTAAGTCTGCACCCGCACCAAAAGACTAATTTTATCTAATAATCATTATGGCCACACAGCGTTGTGGCTTTTTTTGTATGCATTTCACCCTGTGCATAGCACGCACATCTAAAACACCAAGAGTCTACAGAAAGTGAGCCTGAGAACTGCCGCTATAGCTGGCAAGCTCTCTTGGGGCGGCTTTTCTGTGCTAACAGGCTCCCTTTCTATAGGAAATATGCAATGATTAAAATCGTACCTATGAAGTATGACGAAACCCTGATCCCATTTAATGGTGATTGCTGGGTTAATGCTACTGTGGCAGCAAAGATATTTGATAAGCGAACTCTTGATTGGCTAAGGCTAGACTCAACAAAAGAGTACGCGAAAGAAATAGGTCAAGAACTTGATATCGAAGCTACAAATTCTAAAGGTGAGATTTCTCACCTTTTAGCAAAAGTAGAAAAAGGCAGATATGGTGGTACTTGGATCCATCCTGAATTAGTGATTGAGTTCGCAAGATGGTTATCCCCTAAATTTGCTCGCGCTTGTGATAGACATATTAAAAATATGTTGATGTCGCAGAATATGACATTAACGGAAGATCAAGTAATTGGATTGCTGACATACAAAGAACCTACTGATTGGGAAAAGAGATTTCAAACACCCTACTACCAAGCGTTATCGAAAATGTCTAACACTCCGTATTTCGGACATGTTGGCGGTTGTCCGTTATTGTTCGCTGGCATCACAGCTAAATGGGTTTATGGCGTTGCTCTACCTGATTACGTTTACGAATCAGTTAAAGAAAATAAAGGCAATAGAGAGAAAATTCACCAGTATTTAAAAGGTGATGCGCTGCATGCCGTAGAGCAGCAAATGGTCGCAGTAACAAATATTGCCAATAGCTCTGTTGACTACAAAGACTTTGATGCTCGTTGTATGGCTGCTTTTGATGTTAAAGGGCAAATGCAATTGCTTTATCCTTCAGCGCATGGAGAGCAACATGCAGCAAGACTACAGTGAGCAGGTAGAAACATTTTCGCTAGTTGTTAGTGAGTTATTTTTGATTAGACAGGTCGCCATGCATAAGCGGCCTGTTTTTCGTTCATCACTAGGGGATATTAAGTTTAGCGTAGAGTCGCTGGCTAACTTCTTAAAATCATACTATCGAGAAGATTATAAAAGTGACCTCGAATTAAGCATGTTGTTCTTCAATATGCTGAAAAGAGAATATCTACCAGATCCGACAGTACTAGTGTCTTGGTGCATGAATGAAGAGCTAACCGATGAGGCAATACAGAAAATATCGGGCTTACTTGAAGACTTCGCGGAAATGGAGTTTTCAAATCAAAGTGAATAGGTCGCTCAGCGGCCTTTTTTATTTTTAACTAAAAGGTATCAATATGTTTTTAAAGAAAAAAGAAATTAATATCGGCGATGAATCTGTTGTTTTACATGAGCTGTCAGCGTTGCAACGTGCTGATTATTTTGATTTTTTAGCGAAGCAAGAAAAAGAGCTTGCAGGGCTGGACGGTGTCGAGTTGGGTGCAAAATCTATGCGCGCAATGGCAGAAAGCCAAGTTTGGTTAGTATCGCGCTCGCTTTGGCACAGTGACCGTGATCGCGAAGTCGAAGAAATTTATGAAGAAGTTGCTCAAACATGGAGTGGCAGATCCTTGGATGAAGCGGTACGGGCAATTTCTGAGATTAGTGGCATGACTTCGCCTGAAAGTAATACATCCGAAGCCGAAGAGGTGGAGCCTGAATCACTGGAAAAGTAGTTCGCCGTGAACGTGTTTTTGTCATGCGACTTGCACATGAGTTTGGGCGGCCTGATTGGCGACGAATGTTAAGCGAAATCAGTGCATCTGAATTTAACGATTGGATCAATCACTTCGATAAAACCCCGTTTACGCCTCAGTTAATCGATATTGAATTCGCGGTCTTACACACATCAATTTACTCAGCGATGTGCGGTGCGAAAACAGAAGTCACTGATTTTATGTTACTCACTGACATCGAACCGAATGACGAAGAAATGTCCGATGAGATGATCCAATCGGTCGGAGAAGGCATACCCGGAGGGCAAAGGTATGAGCCAGCAAATAGCGGATCTTGAGATTAAAATCGGTGCAGATACTGCTGAATTTCTTGAAAAGGTTGGTCGAGTAGAGCGCCAGTTAAGTGATCAGGAACGCAAAGAGCAAGCATCAATAAAGCGCCAGCAAGATTTTATGGAGAAGCAAGCTGCAAAAGCAGAGGCAGCACTTCAGCGTTCACGGTCACAGCTAAAGCAGTTTGAAAAAGAATCGATTTCTGCAGAGCAAAAAGCCTCTATTGAGCGCCAGCGAGCGATAAAAGAAATAGATCAGGTTCATGAAAGTATTGAAAAATTACGCGCCAGTGAAGCTAAAAAGGCACAGAGTGCAACTAATCAAGAGTTTTTAGCGGAACAGTATTATGCCCAGTTAGATGCGGTACAAAAGTATGGCAAAGGGCTAGAGGGACTGAATGATATTCGTCGGCGTATGAATCGCGACATGCAGCAAGGGTTGCTTAACGCTAAAGATTATCAAGTTTTAACCTCTCAGGCGGTTGGTACCGCGAAAGCCATTGAGCGCGCAGAGACATCCGCAACGCAAGCCAAGCAGCGCTTTATTAACAAACTCAAAGAGCAAGTGACTCAGCAGAATCTATCTCGAACTGAAATGCTGCGCATACAAGCGGCTCAGCTTGGCGTTTCCAGTTCAGCAGATATTTATATTCGCAAGCTTGAAAAGCAGGAGCATCAACTAAAGCGTACGACAACTGCAAATCGCAGTTATAACCAAGGAATACACCGCTCTGCAATAGAAATGGCTTCTATGTTTAGCGGAGTTGTTCCCGGCGCTTCCCCATTTATTGATTTAGCTATGCGCGGGGAGAGAATTCGGAATTCGTTCGGTGGCGTAAACGGTACGTTGTCCGCAATGACGTCTATCTTGTCTCCGTGGAGTCTTGCTATTGCAGGTGGCGCTGGCGCATTAGCGGCCTTTGGTATTGCAGCGTATCAGGGATCAAGTGAGTTAACTGAGTACAACAAGCAACTGATATTGACGGGTAATTATGCAGGCAAAACAAAAAGCCAGCTGAACGAGCTAGCAAAGTCGCTCTCTGGTGACGGTATAACGCAATACAAGATGGCAGATGTTTTAGCTCAAGTTGTTGGCTCTGGTTCATTTACAGGCTCTCAGGTCGATATGATATCGAATGTTGCAGCTAAAATGGAAAAGGCCACAGGTCAATCTGTTGATGAAACAATTAAGCAGTTTCAGCGATTGAAAGACCAGCCGGTTCAGGCAGTAATGGAGCTCGATAAATCGCTGCATTTTTTAACCGCAACACAGTTAGAGCAAATCTCTACGCTAGAGGAGCAAGGTCGCACATCTGATGCTGCTAAATTAGCCATGGAATCTTATGCTAGCGCAATGAAGGAGAGGGCATCTGATATAACTGAAAGCCTTGGCTTTTTGGAGTCAGCTTGGGCTGGCGTAAAAGTAATGGCAAGCTCTGCGTGGGATGCAATGCTTGATGTTGGGCGACAGAAGACTCTTGATCAGCAAATAAATGCAATAGAGCAAAAGCTAGTTGATTTTCAAATAAATCCAGCTTCAAAAGGATTATATTTTCATGAGACGGGTAAGACGGCTGATGATTTACGGCGTGAACTGGAGTTGTTAAAAGAAGAAAAATTTCAACAGGACATCAAAAGTTCTAGAGAAAAAACTGATAACAGGGAAGAGGAGCGTCAGAAAAGGCAAATTAAAGCTGATTTAGCCTTAAAAAAAGAATATGAGTCAGCAGAGGAAAAGCACCAAAGTAAACTCGAAAAAATTAGAAATGACCAATATGCATCTCAGTCTGCAAAAGAAGAAGCCATTAAGCGAGAGAAGGAGCGGCGTCAGAAGGAGCTCGCTCGTAATACACCGAAAGGGAAAGCTTACAAACCGGATCTTGGCACCCGTAATGATGAGTCTGCATTAGCAGAAGTTACATCACTTCAAGCGCAACTAAAGCTTCTTCAGCAGCACTCAACAGCAACTGATTTTATTAGTCAGCAACGTAAAAACTTTCAGTTAGAGAAAGCTAAGTTCGATGTTCTTGAGGAGGCAAGTAAGTCAAGAAAGTTGTCTCTCGATGAACAATCTTTATTAAAAAATAAAGACAGCATACTAGCAAATAAAGCGAAGCTGGCGAATTTGGGCGACCAAATATCAAGGCAGGAACATCTTAATAAATTACAAGATCAGTCAGATAAATACGTAAAGCAACAAGAGGCTCGACAAAAGGCAATTACTGACTCTTTAGGTAAGTCAACATTAGAGCTTCAGCGCGCACTGGAAATTGAACAGCTACGTTCAACATACGGAAATACCCCTCAATGGGATACTGTCAGATCAGCTAAGCAGGCGACTTTTGATAAAGAGGATGCAGCAAAAACGGATTGGGTTGCAGGTGCTAGCACTGCATGGAAGGATTATCGCGATGCAGCTTTAGACGCAAATGCTCAGATCCAAAACGTCACTTCGGCAACGTTAAATGGTTTTAGCTCTACGTTAGCTAGCGTTTTGGTTGATGGGCAGGCTAATTTTAGGGATTTCACCAAGTCCATCCTTAAAATGCTAGCTGAAATCGCGCTAAAAATGCCGATCGTTAAAGGGTTTGAGGCTTTTGGTTTTGGTGGCGTAACAGCCAACGCTAATGGCGGTGTTTACAACACTCCCGGTCTCAGTGCCTTTAGTGGACAGATTGTATCTAAACCTACGCTATTTCCATTTGCGAAAGGGGCGGGCTTGATGGGCGAAGCTGGACCTGAAGCAATACTACCATTACGACGTGGCGCTAATGGTAAACTGGGTGTTGTTGCGGCAGGCGCAAGGCAGAATACTGGTGATTTCTATCAAACCAATCATGTCACAATTCAGAATGACGGATCAAATGGTGAGATTGGACCTCAAGCACTTAAGGCGGTTTATGAAGTGGGTAAAAAAGGAGCTGAAGATTATATGAGAAAACAGCGTCGTGACGGCGGCTCATTTCCCGCATAACTAAACAAAAGCATTATTTTGAAAGTTAAATAACGGAGGTTTAATGGAAATATTTAACTGGCCAATCAAGCCGGGGTTAAAAACGGATTTCTCCCCTCGCATTAAGTCCGTTAAGTTTGGTGATGGATATGAGCAACGTAAGCCTGATGGATTAAATTCACAACTCGAAAAATTTAATGTGAATTTATCTCTGGCACCAGAAAAAGCTAATAGGGCGTTAGATTTTTTAAAGCGGCACGGAGGTGTAAAATCATTTTTATTTCAACCAATTAAAAGCCAGCCTGCGATTATGGTTGTTTGTAAAAAATGGTCTTCTGATGGTGGCGGTATTCGTAAAGCAATAAGCGCAGAATTTGAACAGGTGGTTTTTTAAGGCTTGATTGCTTTCTCTTTTAATTCAATGCGCTAATATAATGACAATTATCTTGACTAGAGGTTGTTATGAAAGGATTTGGAATATTTCTTTTGGTTATTGGCATAATTGGCGCTATAGCTTCTTTCGCAATGGATGTCACAGTAGCAACAGAATATGGGAGAAGGGTTAACAATATAGGGCTAATTTCTGCTAGGCAAAACTTTATACTAATAAGCTGCTTTATAATCCTTTGTGGCTTGCTAATGGTTTTATTTGGTGGCAAAAAAAACATCAAAGTACATAACATGGACATTAGTAACGTTCAGGGATTGAATATAAAATGCCCTTATTGTGCGGAGTTAATTAAACCAGAGGCTATTAAGTGCAAGCATTGTGGAAGCGATATTTCAGTAAAAAATGTCAGTGTGGATATAGGTAATTCATTTATATTCGATGATAAAAAATTACTTATAAAAATTAAAGATGGTTATTTAATTGATGACAACGCTGTTATGGAGTTAATTACTTTAATTAAAGAAAAATATCCTGAATCTATGAATTTAATAAAGGATAGCGAAGGTGATGTGAATGATATAAAGAGCAAAATACCACAAGTTGTTCATGAAGCATTTATTCGCAAGTTTAATTATTTAATTAATAAATAGAAAACATAGCATATTTATAATAACCACCTTCGGGTGGTTTTTTATGGGAGTGATAAATGCAAAACATCCCACCAGAATTGCTTATTGCTACAACAAAACTTGAAGCGGAAGCTGAAATAATACTTTATGAAATAGATTTAACAAATATCGGCGGTATTCGATACCGATTTCATAATGGTACCAATGAATCAATGAAACCTGTTATTTGGCAAGGTCAACAATATGAACCTTATCCAATAACGGGAGATAGTTTTGATTTAAACGGTAAAGGCCCATCAACTCGCCCAGCTATTTCATTGTCTAATTTGTTCGGCTTAATTTTTGGTATCGCTAGTCGACTAAATTCAGGGTTAGGGGGTATTGTTATTCGCCGAAAAACAATCGCTCGATTCCTCGATGCAGCAAACTTTGCTGGTGGCAATGACAATGCGGATCCCACGCAAGAGCAAGTAAGTCGATGGGTCATAGAACAACTAACCAGTCTTAACGCCGAAACTGCCACATGGGAGCTTGCTGCCCCAACTGAAACGGACGGTGCCACTTTTCCAGCTCGAGTCATTCTTTCTGATGTATGTAATTTTGGCTATCGCTCTGAAGAGTGCGGCTATAAAGGCTCACCGGTTGCTGATGAGCTTGGAAACCCAACACAAGACCCCAGTAAAGATAAATGTGGTAAGCGTTTATCTGACTGTAAATTAAGAAATAACACTGCTCGTATAGGCTGCTTTCTGTCCTCTTCTCGCCTCAGTTAACAAGGATCACTATGCTAGAACAAACCATCTTGGAACATGCTAAAAACATGGCGCCACAGGAATCGTGCGGCCTTGCGATAAAGCTGGGAGAGTCAGAGCAATACATCCCTTGCAAAAACAATCATGTCGAACCTGAAAATTATTTTTCTATTTCAGCCGAAGATTACATCCAAGCGAGTCAAGTAGGTGAAGTCATCGCTATTGTTCACAGCCACCCGAACGGCAAACCTTATCTAAGCTCAGCGGATAGAGTGCACCAGTTAAAAACAAATCTTCCATGGTGGTTAGTTTGTAATGATCAAATCACCAAATTTGAATGCGTTCCGAAGTTATTAGGGCGTGAGTTTATTCACGGCAGTACCGATTGTTATGGTTTATTTCGGGATGCCTATCATTTAGCCGGCTATCCATTACCCGATTTTATCCGTGAAGATAATTGGTGGAAGCAAAAGAAAGAACTCTACTTAGAAAACCTATCCGACAACGGCTTTAAGCAAGTCAAAAAAGATATTCAACCGGGTGATGTAATTTTATGTTGCTACGCCAGTTCGCGCGCAAATCATGCCGCTATTTATCTGGGCGATCAAACTATTCTGCATCACGTACCTAATCAACTTTCGAAACGCGAGGTTTATAACGAGAGATGGCAAAAAATGACGCACTCAATCTGGCGCTACCGGAATTGGCAACAATCCGCTTTTATGGGGATCTGCAACGATTTGGGTACCGCTTTAATTTAAATATTCGCACCGCTGCAGAAGGGCTTCACGCCTTATTTCTTCAAATTCCTCATCTCAAGCAAGAATTCCGCGAAGGTTGGTATCAAATCCGCATCAGTGGCTCAGATGTGAACCCAAATGAGCTTCATCAACGTGTCCATGAGCAGCTGATGCCAAATGTCGTTATTCACATCGTTCCTCGCATCGAAGGTGCAAAAAATGGCGGTGCTTTTCAGTTTATTGCGGGTGCGGCCATTTTAGCGGTGGGTTGGTGGAACCCAGCAGGTTGGAGTTTTGGGGGTTCAATGATGGCGGCTGGGGCGGCAATGATGATGGGCGGTGTCGCGCAAATGCTAACGCCAATGCCTAAGCAGCCGAATATGTCGCGCTCAGAAGAAGAAAAAGGCAATACCTATTTCAGTAACTTAGAAAACGCGGTCGCACAAGGAATGGCTGTGCCTGTGGCATTCGGTGAAATTATGTGTGGTTCACGAGTGATTTCTCAGGCCGTTGAAATCATGGATGACGGCGACGCGAAAGACGTTGATGTGGGTAAACACGGTGGCAGTGGGGAGACATAAAAATGGGTAAAGGTGGCGGCAAGCAACATACTCCGTATGAAGCGCCAAACGACTTAACATCACGACAAAAATTATCAGTTATCGATTTAGTGAGTGAAGGGCCAATTGAGGGACCAATTGAAGATTTAAAAGGGGTTTACTTAAACAATACACCGGTAATTGACTCATCAGGTAACAGCAACGTTAACGGCATGACGGCTCAGTGGGTGTCTGGAACATTAGAGCAACCCGCATTAGAAGGTTTTTCGTCATCATCTAGCGAAACCCCCGTCGGTATTGAAATCAAGAAAAGCACACCCGTAACACGGACTATCACATCCCGTAATATTGACCGCCTGCGTTTAACGTTTGGTACCCAAGCGTTGGTTGAAATCAAAGATAATGGGGATCGTGTTGGTACCTCCGTTGAGCTTCATGTACAAATACAGCGTAACGGGCAGTGGATAACGGAAAAGAACGTCACTATTCGCGGAAAGCGCAGCAATTCCCCTTACTTGATGGCTGTTGTTATTGATAATTTACCTCCGCCGCCGTTCAGTATTCGCATGGTTCGTATCACTGCAGACAGTGCCAGCGATAGCTTACAGAACAACACAATGTGGTCGAGTTACACCGAAATCACAGATATTAATCAAACCTATCCCGGTTCAGCTGTGGCTGGCTTAACTTTTGAAAGTGAGCAATTTGGCAATCAATACCCCACTCGCAACTATTTGGTTCGCGGATTGATTGTTCAAGTGCCAAGTAATTACGATCCCGAAACTCGTACTTATAGTGGAATTTGGGATGGGACATTTAAACCTGCTTACACAAATAACCCAGCGTGGGTGCTTTATTGCTTGTTAACGACAACGCGATTTGGTTTGGGTAAAAGATTGAAAGTATCTGAAGTTGATAAATTTGCGCTTTATGTTATCGGCCAATATTGCGATCAGTTAGTACCAGATGGGTTTGGCAATAAAGAGCCTCGTGTTACATGCAATGCCTACATTACCGACATTCGCAAAGCTTATGATTACTTCAGCGACCTGTGCTCAATGATGCGGATCATGCCGGTATGGAATGGTCTGCAAATGACATTCATTCAAGACCGACCGAGTGATGTTGTTTGGATATACACTAATGCTAATGTTGTGAGTGGTCGCTTTAATTATAGCTTTAGTCCATTAAAAGCCCGCCACACGGTCATTGAGGTTCGTTTTATTGATCCGCTGAACGGCTGGAAAACTAGCGTTGAACAAGTTTCAGATGATGCATTAGTTGCGCAGTTTGGTCTTAACGTGCTGAAAGTTGATGCGTTTGGCTGCACAAGCCGAGGGCAAGCAAGACGTCATGGTTTATGGATATTGCTGACCGAAAAGCTGGAGACTCAAACGGTTGAGTTTGATATTGGCGCTGAAGGTTTACGCCACACCCCTGGTGATATTATCGAAATTATGGATAACGATTGGGTTGGTGGTGAGGAGCCTATTGGCGGTAGGCTCGTTGCCATCGATGCGACTCAAAAAACTTTAACGCTCGATAGAGAAGTGACAAAGCCTAAATCGGGTACCGCATTTATCACATTGATGAACGGTGCCGGAAAGTATGAGCGTGTCAAAGTGACAGGGTACTTAGCGAATAATCAAATTAAAGTTGAATCGGTGCCGAAAGGTATCGAAGCCAAAACAGTTTGGGGGATAACGAAGCCTGATTTAGCACGCCGTTTGTTTAGAGCGATCACGATTTCTGATAAAAGCGATGGGACCTACGGTGTTCTTGCTGTCCAGCATATTCCAGAGAAAGAGGCGATTGTTGATCAGGGTGTGAAGTTCGAGCCGTTACCAGACACCCCGCTAGGCGGTTACATCCCTCCGATTGAGAGCTTGTCAGTTGAAGTGAGTCCTGATAGTGATAGCTGGCAAGTTGAAGCTAATTGGACAACAACAACCGCTGTGCGTGGCGTTGATTTCATTCTTAAGTTAACCCAAGCTGGTCGTATTGTGGGTACCGCAAAAACGGAAGAAAATCGCTATCGAATTGGTAGCTTGCCGCAAGGTAATTATTTGCTGTCCGTTGCGCCGCAAAACAAAGACGGGCAAAAAGGAGAGCAGGCTTCTGTATCATTCGATATTAACCCACCTCCGCCGCCGTCTTTTATTGATGTTGAGCCGGGCTTTTTTAGCCTAGGCATCATCCCTCACGTCGGCGGACAAAATGCGCTGCGTCTGCAGTATGAGTTTTGGTTTTCCGAAAAACAGATTGAGAATATCAATGAAGTTGAGTTGTTAGCTGAATACCTAGGTAATGGCACGATGTGGGTTATTCAGGGAAGAAAGCTTAAAGCTGGCCAGACATATTATGTTTATGTCAGAACCGTGAACCCCGTTGGAAAATCTCAGTTTGTTGAAGCCAGCGGCAAGCCAGAAGATAAAGCCGATGAAATACTTGAGCTTCTGGGCGATAAGTTTTTATCAACCGAAGCCGGTCAAATCATGCAAGACCAAATCGGTGATATTGCACTCGAGCAGCTAGAAATCAAACACGACATTGTTGATATCAATGATAAGACTGTTGAGCTTGATAATCGAGTTGTGCAAATCAACACTGACGTTGGAATTGTCAGCGAAGCTGTGTTGCAGAATACGATTTTTACGACTCAATTGAGCTTTAAAATCAGTGAAGAGAAAGCTGATCGCAAAGCTGAAATATTTAGGCTTGAGCAAGTGCAGGTTACGGATAGAGAAGCTGCTGCACGCTGGCAAGAGCAAATTAGTGTCAATGTCGCATCAAACACGTCATCAATTCTTGAAGTCAAGGAAGCACAAGCGACTTATGAGGAAGCAAGTGCTAAGCAAATCAATCAAGTGAAAGCGGATGTTGAAGGTGTTACTGGACGTGTCACAGAAGTTGAAACAGCAACGGCAACGTTAACAGAGGCTCAAGCTAAGTTTGAGCGTAGCACTGTCGCGCAATTTGAAGAGCATCAAAGCTATATTACTCATATCGAAACGTCAGTATCAAACGTCGAAATGTCAGTATCAGAAGCACTGATGCAAACAGCTGCACAATTTACCTCTCTGAGTGATAAACAGCTTAAATCAGAAGCGAAAATCACGAAGAATGAGAAAGCCATTGCGACTGAGACAGAAGCTCGTGCAGAGATGGGTGTACAGATTGACGCTCGCTTTAATGATGCTGAGGGTGCAATTGTCAGACTTGATGAAGCTCAAGCGGAGCAAGATAAATCACTCGCTAAAACGACTGAGCAACTCCGCGCTGAAATCAAAACGGGTGATGAAAAGTTACAAGGGGGTATTGACGAGCAAGGCCGTGAATTATCGAAAGTCAGCAGCAGCATTGATGAGCAAAAACTCGTTATTGCCGAACTCGATAAAACACAAACGGAGATAAAGCAAACTCAGCAAAGTCAGTTCGAAGACACTCAGGCATCGATTGCTGACTTGAAGCAAACTCAAGCTTCTGACACCGCAGCACTATCAGAATCCATCTTTCAAAACACAGCAAGCATCAATCATCAAGGCACTGAATTAACTAAGACTAATGCAGAAGTTAAGCGCATATCATCAGCAACAGCGGATAACGAAATAGCAACCTCTGAGTTAGCAGAGAGTGTTAAATCACAATTTGAAGACTCTGAAGCTGCGTTTGTTGATGTCCGTAAATCTGTCGCTGAAGTTGATAAAGCACAGTCCGAGAAAACTGAACAAGTCCGTGCAGAACTTGGAAAAGGTATTACTGACAACAAAGAGGGGATTGATAAAAATAACAAAGCGCTATCAGATATTAGTGCAGCAGTAACGAGCAATACAACAGCGATAGCCGAGACTGATAAAACGCTAACAGAGGTTACGCAGCAATCAGCATCACGCTTTGATGATAACGAAGCATCAATCAACAGCATCCAGCGCACGCAAAGTGACACAGAGACGTCTCAAGCAGAAGCAACTATGCAGCTGTCTGCTCAGCAGTTCGATCAGAGCACTCAATTGCTACGCGCAAGAGCATCAATCATTCGCATTGATAAAGCTGTTGCTGATAATGACCGCGCTTACGCTCAGACATTTGAGCAAATTTCGACTCAATTCAACGATGTTAATTCTAGTATTACGACGCTTAAGAAATCAGTTTCTGATAATGAAAAGGCTCAAGCGGAAACAAATGAGCTCATTAAATCGGAAATTGGGGATAACAAGTCGGCTATAGAACTTCGTGGCCAGACTGTATTCGATCACCAAGGAAATGGTTCGGCAGTTTATACAATCAAGACGGGCATTTGGTGGAATGGTCAATATTATGACGCCAAATTTATGATGGGCGCTGAAGTTAAAAATGGCAAAGTCGTTACACAGATTGGTTTTAGTGCGGATACCTTCGGTATTTTCAATCCCAAAAGTGGCAAGTTAGAACCTGTTTTCTTTGTCGAAAACGGACAAGTATTTATCAATGACGCATTCATTAATCAAGCGACAATCGAAAAGCTATTAATTGGCTCGACGATTAAATCTAAAAACTGGGAGCCTGCTGCCAAAAAGGGTCTTATGTTGGATTTTGAAAAAGGAAAGTTAATCGCAAATGACGCTGAAATTACGGGAACTATCTACGCTAAGGATGGGGAATTTAATGGCACTGTCTATGTTCATAAGCTCATCGGTGATAATGCAACAGCGACGGTATACAAGCAAGTCACAAAAAGAGAAACCCACGGAAATACATATGACCAAGCTATTGAAACCTCGGTTATTTACGTAGGTGGCATGCCTTATGATGTTGATTTATTAATGCCAACCATGCAGTTTGAGTCTACGGGCTCATATACAGATGCAATAGCAAATGCGTATGTTAGCGTCATTATTGATGGTGTTACATACACACCGCAAACGACGACAGTAAAAGGGGGCAAGGATTGGAGTTTAATATGTTCATTATATGTGACAATTCCAGCCAGCAAGAAAGATGTGAAGATTACAATTAAGTATATTACATATCATAGTGGAGGATGTGACACAAAAATTCATCCCGCAATGATAATCGCATGTAAGCATAATTCATCATCATTTAAATAATTCAAGAGTCATACACAAGACGCCGCTTAATTGCGGTTTTTTTACGTCCAAATTTTAAGGAAATACTATGTATAGCACGGGTAAAATCACAACAACAGCAAACAACACAAAAGTCATTGGTACTAACACAAAGTGGAAAGATAACAATTCACTCGTCTCACCAGAGCAGGTTATTTTAATTCAGAACGGCGCAACGATTTACATTAACAGCATTGCCTCTATTCAAAGCAACACAGAAATGACGCTGAGCTTTCCGGTACCAGCAGCAGTCAAGGATGCGGCATATAACATCTTAACAACGATGGTTCATTCCGTATCAGACGCCGCAAATAAAATTGTCGCCATGAACAATGCAAACGTGCAGTTCAGCGACATACTGAATCGCTGGGCAACAGAAACGGGCACAATTACGGTTACATTACCGGATGGAACTACTCAGCAACTACGCACAGCGAAAGAGCAAGATAAGCTGTTAGATGGGAAGTTGGACACAAATAAACCTGAAGCAAAAGGAGCGTTAACAATAAAGGCGGTAGATGATTACGCAGGACTCACACTAACAAAAGGGTCTGATGAGCGCGTGAAGTTAGAAACGTTAGTTGATTCAGCAACAACAGCGCTAAATATTGTTTATAGAGATGCTGCAGGTAAAAACGTCTCAATTGTGGGTATACCGAAAAAGTCGGGTATAGCGATGTTAGTCGGTGAAAGCGGTATCGGCGTAGCCTCTTACGAAGAAAAGGGGGCGGGAGATCGAAACGAAAGCCGCTTTATTCAGTACGGTAGTACACCAGTAGCAGCAAGTCAGGGGTACCCGGGGGCGGGTGGTGGTATTCAGATTAGTTATACTGCAAGCCGTCGAGCTCAAATTTTTATGTCACGATCTCCTGAGAGATTGCATTATAGGTTTTCCGACATTGAAGGTGTGGATCTGACGACAAAATGGAAAGAAATTTACTCGACAGCGAATACGACTAAGGACTCAAACGGCAACTTAAAAGCCGCATCACCAATTGTTAAAGTCTTTGCTGACCACATCGAATCAAATGAAGAGTCAGAGGGCGTCGAACTCAAAAAACTACACACAGGCATCTATCAGCTCAAAAACGTACTGGGCATGCACTCGGATGCAAGCTGGGGCGGCATTAACGGCGGTATCACAATTCCGTCTGGCATTAATCAGTTACCGCTCGTCTATGCCGATTATGATGTACTGGTTGCGGGTGAGCGGCATCCATTCAACGGCGAATTAGTGACGCAAAACGAACACGGTGACATTGTTATCTATACATCATATCGCAAGCACTTCGATTTACCGCAAAACGTTCAATACGCTCATTTAAAAACGTACCCAGAATTTACTAAGGTAGTGAATGATGAGCAGGTTGAGCTAGAAAACGGCGAACCTGTTGATATCCCGAATGGTCACTGGATTGACGTACGTGTAAACATGCCTAGTAACTCTATCTACAATCAAAAGCAAGCTGAAGCTGAAGCACATGCAAAAGAAGAGGCTGAGCGAGTAGCGAGAGAGGAAGCGGAAAGGGTAGAGCAGGAAGAAGAACAGTTAATTTAA